GGAAAAGGAGAAGGCCAGACCAACCGACAAAAACAAACCTATCACGCTTAAGCCAATCATCGAGAACATCGAACCACCCCCTTTGTTGAATAGGTCGTGAAAGTGATGCAGTCATTTTGAAGTTTTGTTAAGTTGTTTTGAGACAAAGAAAAGGGGTGTTACCACCCCAGTTCTTTATATTGTTATTCTGTTATCAACCAATGGCAGGTGCGGTGAGAGCAACAGGAGTGTTCTCAACAGCAGCCAGGTCCAGAGGGAAGTTGTGAGCGTTACGCTCGTGCATTACCTCCATCCCGAGACCAGCACGGTTGAGCACGTCTGCCCAAGTGTTGATCACACGACCCTGAGAGTCGATAACGGACTGGTTGAAATTGAAACCGTTCAGGTTGAATGCCATCGTGGAAACACCAAGAGCGGTGAACCAGATACCAACAACAGGCCATGCTGCGAGGAAGAAGTGCAGTGAGCGTGAGTTGTTGAATGAAGCGTATTGGAAGATCAGACGACCAAAGTAACCGTGAGCGGCAACGATGTTATAAGTTTCTTCTTCTTGACCGAACTTGTAACCATAGTTCTGTGACTCGTTCTCAGTGGTTTCACGAACCAGTGAGGAAGTAACGAGTGAACCGTGCATTGCGGAGAACAGTGAACCACCGAAGACACCAGCAACTCCCAGCATGTGGAAGGGGTGCATCAGGATGTTGTGCTCAGCTTGGAAGACCAACATGTAGTTGAAAGTACCACTGATACCCAGGGGCATCGCGTCAGAGAAAGAACCTTGACCGAAAGGATAGACCAGGAAAACTGCAGAAGCGGCAGCTACAGGAGCTGAATAGGCTACACAGATCCAAGGACGCATCCCCAGACGGTATGAGAGTTCCCACTCACGTCCCATATAAGCATAGATGCCGATGAGGAAGTGGAAGACTACGAGTTGGAAAGGACCACCATTGTACAGCCACTCATCAAGAGAGGCAGCTTCCCAAATGGGATAGAAGTGGAGACCGATTGCGTTTGAAGAAGGGATAACAGCACCAGAGATGATGTTGTTTCCGTACATGAGTGAACCAGCAACGGGTTCACGGATGCCATCGATGTCCACAGGGGGAGCACCGACAAAGGCAATGATGAAACAGATTGTAGCTGCCAGAAGGCAAGGAATCATCAGGACGCCGAACCAACCAACATAAAGACGGTTGTCGGTGCTGGTGACCCAGTTACAAAACTGTTCCCAAGAAGTATTCTGTTTTGAGCGAGTAAGAGTTGCAGACATTGTTAGAAAGTCTAAGTAGGTCCATCAGGGAAATGGTGGAGATACTTATTTCCTCGCCACCCTTAGACGAGGATATGAGAGACGGATTGGTAACCCTGCCTAGTCTCGGTCAAGCGGCAGGGGTTCACACAACGTTACATTTCGTAAGTCGTTGGTGTATTTATAACACAGAACTTTATCCTTTGTCAAGCGTTAAACTCATTAATAAAATCTAAAACCCTATTCAGATATTGATTTGCCAAGTCCTTCTGGACAGGATCTCTCCATTCTTTATGCAACTCATTCTTGAGTTTATAAAGTTTGGCTTCCATGTCTGGTTTGCTTATGCGGCCTCTCCCCATGATTGTGACTCCTGATCAATGAATGCTTTTCGCTTTTCCCATGTGTCTTTGTCTCCATAGATATGTCCCTTCTTATATGCACTGTTGACACACTCAGGGGCATTGACTGTTGAGCACACAAGGTTACTTAGAACCTGTGGGTCTCCGACTTTCCCAGTTCCAGTCCAAATGTGTTGTCCGTTTAACCAGACTGCTCCACACTTGGGACACTCCTCTCTCTTCAGAGAAAAGTCAGAGACCTCTTTGTTGTTGTCCATTAGAAATTTGGAAGTGTTACGGGTCCGTCCCCACCAGTTGTTGGAAGTTCAGGAGTGCTGGGAATCTGAAGAGATTCTGTAACTGATTTAACTATAACACTCTTAAGAGAATCTGTAATATTCTCTCGGTTCGCATAAAGAGTGTATCCACCTGCTACAACTCCAGCAGACACAGCAAACGAAAGCAGAGCAAGGGTGTTGATAACTTTCTGCATGATAAATCTCCATAGGTTTGAAACAATATTTATCTCTAAATAACAGAAGTTCATACTCAATGTTCTCAAATGAAGAAACTATTGCTTTTAGCTTCTTCGTTATTCCTTATTTCACCCGTTGCTAACGCTGCCGAAATCACATCAAGACTCACTGATTCTGTTCAGTTGACTGTTGATGGTGCAGCCTCAGCCGCTACAAGAATTGGAAACTCATACAGCGTCAGCGGTAGTGGAGTTTCAACGACTGATGGCACGACAAGCGGGGTAGTTGGTGGTTTGGGCGCTGCAACTAACGGCGTAAATTCTTTTACAAGCATCACAGCCTCTCAGGCCACTGATGGTTCTGCTTTCTCATTCACTCAGTCTTATACTGCTGGTGATGCAGACAACGCAACAACAAGTGTCTCTTCTGGAGTTGTTGGTTCACTGCCACTCTTCGGTTCGACCACTACAAGTTCTGGTGGTGTGGCAGGATCTCTGGCTGGTACGCTGTCAAACACCAGTGTCCCAACTGTAACCGCTGGTGGTGCTGGAACCACAGCAATTGGACAACGTTCACTTGAACTGAGCGTATTCCAATGACCGATGATCTCCCATTGGCAATACTCCTTGGAGCGTTGTTGGGAGTTCTTCATGGGGCTGCTGCCATTGCAGCCCCCGTGGTTCCCAACTTCACACGAGGAACAATCACAAGCGAAACCTCCAGCACTACTGAAGTGGTGGAGGTTATTCGACAAGTCGAATACACAACTGGAACTTCTTACACGGTGACAGGAACAAACATAAACATTCCTGCTAACCCAACTCCTGGTGCTAACTACACTATCGTAAATCAGGGTGAACCTTTCCAATTTTCTGAAACATATCTCGGTCCTGGAGTGGCCTCTGAAACATGGATAGATCGAACCACCACCGTAAACAGTACCACAAACTCGCTGTCGGTCTTTACTCAATAAGTTTATTGTTTGGTGGTGCTGCCTTTGCTCAAGCTGCTCCCTCCAACACTAACATCGCTGGACCCCAAGCATCTGCAACTGGCAATGTCACCAACCAGGCTGTGCAGGTGTTACAGGGTCCTTTTGCTATCAACCAATATGGATCTGGTGTGACCTGTCAGGGTCCCACCTTTAACATTGCTCCATTTGTTATGGGGACAAGAAATTATGATTGGGATCCATCCTCTAACCTGACTGGTTCAGGTAACCTGGGTGTCTCAGCGTCCTGGCAGATCCCTTTGGACCGAGAGTCGATTGACCTATGTAAGGAAAGGGCAGAGGTAGAAATCAAAAGACAACAAGCAGAGACAGACAAAGCAAGACTTGACTTTGAATTGGTGAGACTCCTGAAGTGTGGTGAGGCTGCAAAGATGGGAGTTCGTTTCCATCCAGAGAGTCCTTATGCTGGCATCTGTTCTGATGTGATTGTTTTAGCTCCACCACAAAAACCCACAACAGAAGTAGTAAATAAGGTAAATATAAACAAACCAAATGACAGATCCAGTTTGGTCAGTCATCTTCATGGTCTTTCTAAGTCTCGTGTTGGCAGGACTGATGGTGGCATATCTCTTTTACATAGTCAGACAGGAGGAAAAAAATGACAGCGATGACACCCCCGAGCAGGAAGAGTTGTTACAACTTCAGAGTAATCGAGATCAACAAAGTTCTTGATGGTGATACAATTGATGTAACAATTGACCTGGGGTTCGACCTCTACAAAAAGGAAAGAGTTCGTGTTGCAGGAGTGGATACGCCAGAGAAACGAACTAAGGACGCAGAAGAGAAGGCACTTGGCATCGATGCCACCAACTGGCTCAAGGACCATCTTGATGGTGCTATCAATGGTGACGACGATCTCATTATTAGGACTGAGCTTGACGGTGGTGTTGGTAAATACGGTAGATTACTCGGCTGGTTGTACATTGGTACCGAGGAGGTGTCTCTCAACGAACAAATGATCGAAGAGGGATATGCGTGGAGTTATGATGGCGGTACCAAACAGAAAAACTTTGAAGAACTCCGTGAGATCAGAAGAGCACACGGAACTCTGGTAGAATAATGACAACCCTTTTTGTAATAACCTTCACCATCTTATTGGTGACAGGAATGGAAGTAACCTGGCCAGTCAAATGATCAGTCTGTACCTGACAGTTACAATCGTTGCTTTGATGATTGCTTATGCTGGCATTGAAGGAACACTCAGGGTCTTTGCCTGGATGGATCTTCAAATTAGGTACCTTCCTCTGCGTATCAGACTTGAACTGATGAAGAGGAAACTCAAGTCCCAACTCGACAAGGATCGAGAATACTTTCTAAGGAGGTTGGAAAATGAAAAGTCTAAGTAGTCTCTTTGTTATTCTTTGTCTAACTGCTCCAGCATATGCTGAAGGTGGTTTTGAAATGTTTGAAGAGATCTGTGAGATCACTGGTGAAGTAAAGGTCTCCTATCAATATGTTCCCAGTGAGATCAAACTCTCAGACATCGAAATCAAATCGAGAACTTTGCCCCCAACTTCTTCGCAATAATCTTTGGGGGTTGGAAGTATTTCTTAAACCTTTTGACTCCATCCTTGGTGAGACTTTTTGAAAGTTCCTCATCAATGATGATCTTATTATCATACTCCCAGAAGGAATCAAGGTCCACCTGGTCACGAAGATATTGTTCTAACTTCTCGACCTTACTCTCCAGAACCTTCATTCCTTTAGCAGAGTACTCAATAATGTCAGCGGATCCCTCTCCATTAGGAACAAAGTGGAGAACTGGTTTGACCTGTTTGACTTTAACTTTCTTTTTCTTCTTAGTCAGTTGTTGAATAAGAGGATCTGCTGCTGTCTTGATCTGGTTGATAACAATTCCAGCACCCAAGGCAACAGTAGTAGTAACCACAGCAGTTGCTCCAGCAGTGATCAAGGGTGCAACCTCAGGTAGTGGAACATCTAAACCACCAACATTCACAGTTGGTGGAGTTGCTGGAAGATCTCTGGTGTCTGACCTTGGTGTGGGTTCAGATTCCTCATTTTGGTTTTCAATAACCTGCTCCCACTCTTCTTTGGTGGGAACATCAATAACAGGGTAATCAATTGTAGGATCAGGGACATCAATCACAGGAGCCTTGAGACCCCTTGTAACGGGGACTGGAACCCCCTGAGTAACAGGAGGTGCCAGTGGTTCAATAACAGACACCACAGGGGGTGGTAGGTCCCTTACAACAGGTGATGGAATCCTACTGATTGGTCTGACCTGGGACATTGGTTGTAGGCATTACAGGGGGAGCAGCAATCTGAATTGGTGCTTGCTCAATTCGAATTGTCTGAGAAGGTGCTGTTTGAGCGGCAGTGGCAATGAGTTTCTCCAAGTCTGCCTTAGAGACACCACCAGCACCACCCATCTTCATTGTTCCGTCACCAGACTTCTTCGCTGTCTGAACTCCGAAGGTGGCTAGCACCCCAGTGAACACAGATGCAATGAAAGTGGGATCAAGTTTCTGCTCTGGGATTCCAAGTGCAGGGGGCAGTTTGATGTAAGCAAGAGTGAGAATTCCACCAGACCAAATAAGAATTCCAAGGCGAACAAACGTGCTGATCACAGCAAGATGTTCTTCACTATCACCTGAGGCATCTTTGATTCTTCCAAAGAAACCTTTCTTCTTCTCCTCTTTCTTTTCCTCAACTTCCTTTTTAATTTCTTCAGGCATGAGTTTGTAGAGAGGCGCAGTTATTTAGAAATCCAATAGGGCAAAAAAATACCCCAGGAAATTTTCCTGAGGTAAATGGTTTTTGTTTTGTGATTTCAAACTGGGGCAGTCTCTCTTGCGTTGACCTTCAGGTAATCATAAACCTGTTCAGGTGTGCTCTCACGGTATGGATCTGCTTCGTGGTTATCAGACTTACCGTCTTCCACAAACAGTTTCTCAATCACACCGTCTTGGATGACTGCTGCGTAACGCCAGGAACGATCACCGAAACCAAGGTTAGACTTGGAAACCAGTTGACCCATGGCACGAGTGAAGTAAGCGTTACCATCGGGGATCAGTTGAACCTTTTCGATGTTCTGATCCTTTGCCCAGGCATTCATAACAAAGGCGTCATTGACAGAGACACAATAAACAGTGTCAACACCAAGTGCAGTGAAGTCTTCGTACTTCTCCTCAAATCCAGGCAGTTGATAAGCGCTGCAAGTAGGAGTGAATGCACCAGGGAGACTGAAAACAACCACACGCTTACCAGCAAAGAGATCACTGGTTGTGCGAGTAACGAAGTCTCCATTCTCTCTAAACTTGAATTCCACTTGGGGAACTGAATCACCTTCTTTTTTCATTGGAACCTCCCAATTAACGTGTTTGATAATCATTG